CGCCGCAGGTCGAACGATTGCGTGACAGCATGTACGTGAACTGCTTCTCGCTGAAATGCGTCAGCTCGTCAAAGCAGATGAGCGCCACCTGGGCACCTTGATAGCCATACACGGCATCATCCGTATGCAGATGGTTGAATGTGATTTTTGCGCCGGACGGGAAAATCACCCGCTTCGGCGCCGACTCCATGAACGTCGCTCCCAGTGGCCGGTAGATGTCCTTTGCGTTATCCCACAAGCCGCCCTCGTTCGTGATCTGGCCGCTGTCACGGCGGAAGATGACCACACCAAAGCCAGGATTATCCATATGGCGCAAAGGCTCCAGCAAGAGCGCATAGGTCTTACCACCGCCTGCACTGCCACCGTATATCGCAATATCAGCAGGGCTAGACAAGAACTGCTCCTGCGGGCCCTGCTGCGGCCGAAGTTCTATCATGCGTTATCACCTCTACCGTTATCCGGCAAATAGATTCTGACAAGTGGCTCCTTGCCAGCAGCCTGATTGCTCTCCGTTGCCGCCCGTATCTCGTTCTCGAGCTTCTGGAGCTTGAGTTTTTGTTCCTTGGCATCGAGCTGCATCGGGTAGCGCTTGAGCAGGCTCTTCGCCGCCTCGAGGCGGTCCCGGGCGGATACTTGCACCGTGATGATGCGGGCATCGCTTCTTCCTTCGCCTGTCCCTTCGACGACGACGCGCTCTTCCTTGACTTCGCCGCGCAGTGTCGATGTGAGGAACTGCATGACCTCGTCGGCCTTGGCGATGCGCTTGCCCTCGAGTTCTCTGAGCCTGGCATCGATGGCGGCTTTGATTGCAGGTTTTCTCAGGTTCTCATCCCCGATGCTCGCTGCTGTTTTTTCACTGTAGCCAGCCTTTTTCGCGGCCTCGGTCTTATTCCCCGTCTCGACATAATAATCGACGAAACGCCTCTGTTTCTCTGTCAGCTTCATCTCACATGCTCACCACGCTCCCTAGTCTTATTTATGCATCAAAAAAGCACCCACGCTGTGAGTGCTCGAGTATTCGTACAGGCCCTAGGTTTCAGGCCTGTCGGTAAGGAAACTTTTGAAAGGAGGAACTTTTGCCGGTGTTGGCTTCCGGCGTGACAAAATGCCGACGTTTGCGAGTGTCGTCTCCTCGCTTGCGCCATAATGGAAATGGAGGCAGCGCAGGGACTTGAACCCTGCTTGCTGGGATTTGCGGGCCCAGCGGTTTGCCACATAACCTAGCTGCCATGTCGGGCGGGATAGCGCAGATTGCAAGGATTCAAACGCCATTATGAATAATGCCCCGCCCATGATGTGTGATATTGTTTTGGAGAGTTATCGTCCGCCTCATCCAGACATCCGATACTACTATTATCGCACAGATCTGAATCAAAATCCGGCACAAAAGCGGAAGTGTTTTCGCCCTCGTACTTATCCACAGGCCTCTGTGACTTATCAAAGCACTGCGAAATGAAACGCCATCTGTTCGGGGACGGCATCTTCACCGAAGATGATGGCCGCCATCGTTTTCACAGCCCGCCCGCCGGTCTTCCTCGCCCACGTTTCGGAAAGATACAAGTCCATTGCCAGCTCTACCCATGTTTTCCGCTCGAAATAGTAGCCCCGCACGAGATACTGTTCCCGCTCATCCAAGCAGGAAAGCGCATGGTCGACGAGCTCCAGCCGGTGCTCGATGGCGTCCGCCTGGGCGTCACACCACGCTGCCATCTTGGCCTTCTTCGCGCGCCGATCAGCGGCCGCCTCCACGGCATTGAGCTCTGGTGAACCGCCGCCAACCTGGTCCCCGTACTTTGAAATCGGTGCCGCGATATCGAAGCCCTCCGAAAGCTCCTCTCGGATGGTCTTGGCCCGCATGCGCATACTCTCCGCCGTCCCCTGCATCCGGCCATATTGGCTCAGGTAGCGCTTCACGATTTCAACGTAGTCATTGTATTCCTTAAGCTCTTTCACGATATCTCCTCCACACAAAAGCCAGAGAGACACGTTGCCTCCCTGGCATATCATCATTTCTTTCGGCTCAAATCCCTTGCCTGCTCCTCGTCCTCGATGCGCTGCAGCTCCCGCAACCACTCGCAGTTCCGCCGGCGCTTGTAGTCGGTAACGCCAAAGACCACTAGCAGGCTCAGCCAAGCACCCAAGCAAAACGCCAGCCAGATGGCCAGCAAACTCACGATGTCCATCTTACTTCTTCGCCTCCTCACATTCTTTTCGTTCCGATTCGGATTTCAATGGCTTCGGTACCGATCTCTTTGTGGATTCTATCCACATATGCTGCATCTTCATAAAACGAACGTTCTACAAGGTCACGAGCATTCAAGTGTTTTGCCACATCTCTTGCTTCTTCCAGACTGTCAGCACGGACAAAAGCATCGCCATGCATATCGATTTCAAAATGGACTTTGTATTTTGGCATGATATTCCTCCTTATCTCCAAATCTTGCCCGTTTGCTTGTCGCGCAGGATCACGCGCTCCTCGATGTCGAAGCCGAACTCATTGGCCGCGAAGCGTAAGAGATGCATCAGATGCTTGATGCGTGACAGCGACTTGGCATCCTGCTCACTCACCGGCTTCTTGAGCACGCTCGAGAATACCTTATCTGCGGTCGGGTCGTTGTATCCTTCTTCATTTCTCAGCATCATCGTCACTCCTCTCCGAGGTCCACCAGCTCCAAGACGCCGCTTCTATGGTCCCTATGGCTCCGCTCCTGCAGGCGTTTCTTGTAGCTCGGGTAGGTCATCCATTTCAATGTGTTGTAGGTCTTGCCGGTCTTCCTGGCAATCTCCGTAAGTGTTCCGTCTGCGAGATTCTGCTCACCCTTGTAGAGGGCATAGATGTGATTCACGCCAAGCCGCCTCCCTCCTCGGCCTCGCTGTACTGGCGCAGCTTGTTCTTGCAGTTGACCATCTCGGCCGCCAGCCGGAACTGCTCGGGCGTCGTCGCATTGACGAGAAGCGTCAGTGCGCAGATGGCAGTATCGACCATCTCTTCGATGAAGGCCACGTGGCTCTTCTCATCGAGGTTGCGCTGCCACCGATCATAAGCATCCTGCGCCTCATCGCACTCACCGCGGATGTGTAGGATCTGCGCATTGTAGTCGAGCGTGTCGGCTTTCGTCATGTGTGGGCGAACAGGGCGCAGGAGCCGCAGGTCGTACAGCACCGGCTCACGATCACGTGCCTGTTCCAGCTCATCCCGGAACGCATCAGGGAATTCCTTGCGCAGTGCGAGCTCGGCACGCTGGCAGATCTCCGACGATTCGCCCAGCGGGTTGTAGTCGCCGCTCATGAAGTCGCCGCACTCAAGCCCCTTAAGCGGGCAGGTCTTACTCTCGCATCCGTGATAGTCGCCCTTGGCATCAATGCCGCCGTACTTCTGGCAGCACCGCCTCGTCAGCTCAATATATTTCTCAGTGTCCATCCTTCTGCGCTCCCTTCTTCTTTGCATCCAGCGCCCTGAATGCCCGATCAATCGATTTGGTCATGCTCCAGCCAATCTCTTCTTCGATGGCGTCATTGATGTCAGATGACCGGACCTTGCCGTCGTGCAAGCCGTCCTGATACGCGACGAACTGCTCAACAAAGCGCTCGAGCCGCGTGGCCCCGAAAGGCGCGCCAAGGCCGCCATCTCTCAGAAAGCCGACGACGGAGGCGAATGCGTCGGCAACGCCAGTTGCATACGCCTCGGATGGCTTCTGGATGTCCCGCCGCAGCTTCTTGTAAATCCTGTCGGCTGTCTGCTCCTCAGCTGCCACCTGCATGGCCTTCAATGTCTTCTGCACTGTCTCTACGTCTGCTCCCGGCAGCGCCCGGTTCAGCTTCCGTCTCATTTTCCTTGCTGTACTCATTTCACTCTCCACCTATATCCTTGTATGCGTTTTGCTATAGATGCCTGTTCTAGCGTGTCTCAGGAGCTCAGAACGGCACTTCCTCATCTTGAATATACTGCCCGCCCGGATTGGAATTGGCGAACAGGTTCAGCTCTTGGCCGATGTCATCCGCGATCAGGCGATGCTTGTAGTATTTCTTGCCATCCTTCTCCCACTTGTCCAGCGTGATATGGCCGGTCACGATGACCTTGTCCTTGTCATGCAGCTGGCCATCCCATGCCTGTGCCAGACGGTCGAAAGCCGTCACATCGATGCTGCCATACGTGGCTTTACCATCCTTCCCTTTGCCCTGGTAGTACGACAAGCGAAACGTCAGCACTGCCATACCACTCTTCGCCACACGGCTCTCCGGCTGGAAGACCGTGCCTGTCAACGTCACATGATTCATGATTCCTTACTCCTTCCTGCTTCCCATTCGCGGAAAAGCTCAAACCAATCGACCGCATCCATCGTGATCTTCCAGCGCGTGTTGTTGCGTCGATGGGCCACGATGGGCAGGCTGCCGTCATGCTTCGCCTCGGCATCGCGCCGAGCCTGGTCGAGAGCATCGTCGATATTCAGGTGCTCAACGCGCTTGACCTCAATGTGGATACCGGGCAGGCCGACACAGTCCGCCGCATCGCCGGTATTCCCACAATACTGCGCCGTCCGACGCACTTCGAAGCCATTCGCCCGGCAAAGCCTAGCAAACTCTAGTTCCCCGGCCTTGCCCTTGGCCCTGCTGTTGGTCATGCTCTCACCTTCCTCTGGCTGGCTCCGCTAAATATCAAACACTGCGAGGTGTTGCGCAGCCGG